TTATCTGCGACAACAACACTTCTTCTCGTCAAAATATTTCCGCTCTGCCACCTCGCCTTGCTTGCCGATATTAAATGAATCGACTGGGCGGTGGTAACCCATCACTCTTGTCCAGACTTCACATTTAGTCCTTTCACTGTTCGGGATGCCGAGTTTTTCTAATTCAGTCATTTTTTGCCTCCTGGCTTATCTGAGTTGGATTGCACATCTCTCAATGATTCGTCTATCGCTGACTGCGCGTTCTGCACATTCTGCAAGAGTTTTTGAAGAGAGCTCAAGTGCGCGTCTAAATCGACCACACTCTCCAAGCTCCCTCTGTAACTTTCGCTGTATCGCGGCGTCTCGCTCGCGCACCCGCAAAGCAGAATCGTTAAGCACACCGATAGATTTTTCCAATTGAGCAATTTCTTTATCCTTTCTGTGTAGCGTTTCAATCTGGTGAGCAAGTATTCGCTCCCGCTCCTGTGTCCACCTCAGTTCAGTTTCCTGCTGGCCGAAGTGATAGCCCAAGACACTCGAAAACATGACGGCGGCAATAATCAAAATTACTCGGATCATTTTCTGAAAAAGAGTTCTAGTTCTGCATAACGGCGGCGACGCAAACCTTTCTCATAGGCCGTCCCAGGATTGCAATACTTCGGCCACCATTCTCTAATGCCGTCCTCGTTCTCAGCATTCACCATTTTGAATAAGGTGTACCGCCTGCATTTCGTGATTCCGAAATTAAATACAAAGCTCATTAAAGCGATGAATTGATTCTCGGTAACAGGTACATGAACTAGAGCGGCCAGCTCTTCTTGTGTATGAACAAGGTCTTTGTCCAGGAGGTCATACGCCTCAGCCCGCGTAATGTGTTCATCAGGGTGGACACCTTTCGTGTGCCCGAACCCAATGGTCCAGACCCCAGCAGGGCATTTGTAAGATTCGAGGGCCGGTCCCCCTTTAGGGCCTTGCTCGAATTCCGATATGAATTGAGTTGCTAACTCAGGCGGATAAAGCAGAATATCCTGTTTTCTCATTTAGCCTCCTTTAAGCCGTGCAACCTCTGAACCTCAGATTTGAGGGTTTCTAGGTCTTGCTGGATTTTTGTGAGCTGTTTGATGGATTCTGAGTTTGATGTCGCTCGGCGGTTTAGCTCATTTATCTGGAGGCGCTGGAGGGCCGTTTCGTTCTCCAGACTGTTAATCCTGTCTTGTTGCGACACGATGGTGTACTGATTCAACTGAGAATTTGTGAGGTAGCCAGCCAGGTAAAACGCGAAAAACAGAATGAGCTTTATCAGCCCTGCAAATACTGAGCGCATGCTAATTGCCATGATTAGCTCCATTGTGAACGGTGAGTTTTAATTTGCCTGTAACGACCCCGTAAAGGGTGTTCATAATTTTCAGGCCGAAGTAAGCAGAAACCCCCGAACACGCTCCAATCCATTCCCAATTAAGTTTGGAGGTGCTGAGGATCAGATAGACAATGAAGCCAGCCGCGCAACTGGATATGAATTCAACGAACCAGCGCGGAAAATTCCAGTCTCGTTCCGCTCGCACGTACGGCATAGCAGAGCCAGATGCCGCGCATATAAGAATTAGCGTGAACACTATTAGGTTTACCGTGCTGGCAAACTCACTGAGGCTGAAATCTGTTTCCATGTCTATTCCTTTTTAGACATGGTAGGAGCGCTCCAGAGTTCAATGCGCACACCTAACGAAAAGCCCCTCGAAGTGAGGAGCGGAGTGGTTAAGAGGCGCCAAAGTTCGGATAAAAATCAATGTGCAGTATGGAGGCCACTATCGGTGGTGTTCCGTATCTAACCTTTACAGTGTATGAATCTCCTTTCGCTATTGGCATAGAACCTGACGGCCAACCCCAATCTTTGGAATAACAAAAGACAGAATCAGCTCCCATATTGTTTTGGATAAACAGAGTGATGTCCTTTGCTTGGTTATCCTCAAGTTGCGCCCTTACCCAGCCGTCACAAGGCGCTACTCCTGTGGTGATGGTTATCAAGTCGGTGGACGAAACCGTGGGAATGGTAGCAGTTGAGCTTTGCAATCCGGTTAAACGAGGCATTGACCTATGGCTTTTGTGAAAAGTCTCTAGGAGCAGTTGGAGGAGCGACTTCAGCATGACGCACCTCCTACAAGTGAAGTGTTACGCTGCCCCTTCGCTGGGAACGAATTTTGCCTCAAGCGGTTGCTGATCGTCTGTCTCGCAATAGAGACTAACGGTATTCCCCTTCCGAACCGGAGTTGTAATTCTGAGATAACCTTGAGAGTTAACGCAACACGTTCCCAGCTTTCCGGTAATGCCGACATTGACCGATGGCCGGTTTCCGCCGAATGTAATCCATCCATCACTTGGAGGCGTATAAAGCTGAGCCTGAGCGTGGTTAACAAAGAACGTTGTTCCGGGATTTGGGTTTGAGAAAAGACCTTGACTTCCGACCCATTCCTTCTTACCCTGCAAGAACTTCTCCGCAAAGAGCTGGATAAGCTGTTTAAGCACAGGCTACCTCCTTGCAGAAAAGCATTTTTACCCCCCCCCGATAGTTTCAATAAATTCACAAGTTATATTTTTGGCATTTCTAGCGCAAAGAATAAACTTTCGCCCTTTGGCTACTGGGCACATAGCCCGTAAAACATCTCCTGCAGCCTTAGGAGAGGAAAAAGTTTGAGCCTCGTAACTTTGCGCGGAAGCAATACAAAAATCAGAAGACGCAGTAAATGAGATAGATGCGTAACCGTTGGTTGGAGCAGTGCCTTCAAACACCACACCCCATAAATCAATACTAGTTTTTGTTGGAACTAAGGCTACTATCGACCGAGAGGGCATTGCCTGTTGTGCCACCGCCTCATTCTCCTGCTTGCTGTAGAACCTTGAAAGCAGGAGGCTCAATACGTTTTTCAGCATAATGCGCCTCCTGTCAAAGGATTAAAAGTCTGAACTTGCTTTGTAGAACCAAAGAGAATAATCGGTTGTACTTCCGCCACGGCACAAGAACTTAATCTGTGTCCCTTTTTTAACGTAACAACAGATCCCAGCTCCCGCAGTGTTTCCGTTAAGAATGGAAGCAAGTGCCATCTGCCCGTTCTCGACTTGGATTTCAAGAGCTGAGACTGTATTTGAGTTGCATCGAGAAGTTGCCCAGCCGTTGCACGGAGCGATGTAACTAAAGAAATCCGTGGTGCTTGTGCAAGAGATGTTAATGCCTTGATGGATGATAGGAGCGGATTGTTCTGAAACCCATGACTTTTTGCTCTTAAGAAAACTTTCGGCAAATAATTGAACGAGAGCCTTAAGCATGACAGAGCCCTCCAAACAAGGCGATTATACCCCCCCCCAGATTGTCTTAAAGAATCGCGCCGTAATATCCGATAAGCGGATACCGTTTACGGAGAATGTGGCGCCTTTGCTAATCGGCGCCATCATGTTAAATCCCTGACCGGCCATAGGGCTGACTTGGGAAATTTGTGCTCCACTGATTTTGGCCTGAATCATGGCTCCTGTATTTGCCGTATTGATATTGGCCGAACCACTTACATTTAAGAACCCATCTGTTGGGGCCGTACCCGTGTATAAGTTATCGGTCCAACTGTCGCCGACTGTCGGTGTTCCGTTGAACCATGTTGGCTCAGTGTATGTGCTAGAAGCATTGTGAGCCGCCTGTGCTGGAGTAGTCCTACTATCCAGCAACCTTTGGATAAGTTGTTTTAGCATTTAAGCTCCTTGCCGAACCTAAATGCTCGGCGTTGTTAAATTGAACAGAAGTAACAGTAGATGGTTCCCGCTGTTAGCCCATAGTGGTATTGAATCTTCTGTCCCTTCTTAAAGTATTGATAGGCTGAGATGTTGTACCCATTGTCGGGATACCTCACTAAGGTCGGCCAGTCAGAAATTCCTTCTGCCCGTATTCCCACAAAATTGGCCTGAGTGCCATAACACCAGGCTATCCCATCTGCTGGAGTGACGTATTCAAAGTACCCTGTTGCCGTCGATGTTTTGACAACCACCGAACCCGTCAAACAGTCAGATATGCCTAGCTCAGTTGGTCTCTTACCATAGATACTACCCCCCCCCGTTTACAGCCCGTTTAGGAACGAGCTGATTTACAAGCAACTGAATCAACTGTTTAAGCATTGAATCCTCCTCTCATGTTTTGTCTAGCGTCAACTTTCTGCTGTAGCTCGTATGCAAGAGCTGTCGGAAATACGGGCCAGGCCACGAACGGGAAACCTTCGACTTCTGGCAGGTTTCTGAGCGCCTGTCGGTACGTCTCTAGAGAGATTCTGTCGGCGTCCTCAAGGGCCGAACGCTTGGCTCCTGCCGTCCTAGCCACGGTGATATCAGGGAGTTTCACGTAATCGTCTGTGTCCGAGATACGAGCGTTACGCTCGGCTTTAATCTCGTTGCTGTAGCGCTCTTTGCAGAATGCGTCGGAGTTTTCCGGAAGGTCAGCCTGTATGTAGTATTTGCCGTCAGCGCTCTGATACAGCTCGTCCGTAATCAACTGAGATTTGACAGCAAACTGCTGACCCGCTTTGAACTTGACTTTGGCTTTGCCGATTAACGGTTTTTCCAACACTTCTACCTTCAGGTTGTCAGCTTTCAGGTCAGGCGTTGTGAAGGTATAGAGGTCATATCCATATTGGAAACTCTCAGGGCGGTTGAGCGGTTCAATCGGGATTTCCTCTTGAATCGTGTTCCCCTTCAGGTACTTCTTATCCACCAGTGCGATAAGCTCGATTGAGCAAGTCTCGACATGGAACCCTTGAACGTCCGACAAGGACGTGATTCTGCCGTTGCCCATCTTCACGCCGTAAGCCTTGACAGGACGGGACAGCGCCTTGGTTAGGTACTGCTGCTTAATCTCTGCAAGAGTTGTCATGCTCATTCCCCTAAATACAGATCTACACCTTCAATAGCGCCTCTTTGCCGCAGAACCTCCGCATACTCTTCCATGAGTTCAAACTGCTTTACAAGCATTTCCTTCGGACATTTGGGAGTGAAATTGAGTTCTCCCTTTTCCCATTTGATCAGCAGGTTTTCTAGCGCATCCTTCCGGATTACGAGCTGTTGGTATTCAGCCAACATCCGATCTTTATAGTCATCCGAGCACATCAGCTCGATAGTTTCTCCGATATATGCCATTGTGTTTACTCCTTATGAATTAGATTCTTCTTCGAGGGCGTCGATTTCCGCTTGAGTGGCGCCGTTTTCCAAACAGAGTTGTTTAAGAATAGGGATGAGATAGGCGTCCACTGCTGCGGCAAATGAGGCTGTGACCCATGCAGAAATCGAAGCGGCAAAGCCCGAGGCCCATCCGATATTTGCACGTGCGATTTCTTTCTCATTGTCAGAGAAGGATTGACTGGTTACTCCAACACGTTTATCTAAAGCTTCACCAGTCGCCTTTGCATCAGCAAACCCGCCAGCCAGTTTTAAAGACGTGTCTGAAACAGGTTTGTTAGTCAGGTTGTTGTAGTTTGTCGTGCCCGCTGGCCCCGTCGGTCCCGCAGGCCCTTGACTGCCCGCTACGCCTTGCAAACCTCTCGGGCCGCGGATATTGACTGTGCCTGGATTACTTAGGTTCCCGTCATTGGTCCAGGAGAGGTCACCTTCAGCACTAACTGCTGGTGTGAACGTCACGCCGCGGGGGCCTTGACTGCCCGTTGCGCCCGCACTGCCCGCACTACCCTTATCACCTTTTCCGCCTTTTGCGCCGAACAAAACCCAGTAAGCGGTCTGGGAGCTCGGGATGTAATTTGCGGGTACGTCCTGGACGGCTAAGTAAACATTCCCGTCCGTGTACCTAACGAAGTCAAAAGCCAGGTAGGTGGCCGTTGATGTCCAGTCACCTTTCCAGACTGGCCGAACTCGACCTAAATTTAAAGTAGTCATTCTGTCACCGTAACTGTAAGTTGCCCATTGCTGTTAATTGAGAAATCTGCTGAAGTGTCCAGGCCGACGTAATCAAGTTTGAGGTCGGCTCCGTCAATGCGGAATTGGCCGAAAGCGGTTGCCCACGGACTACTTCCCATCGGGCCTTGAGGTCCCGCACTTCCGACGGGTCCCGGACTGCCTTGCAAACCTCGTTCACCCCTCTCGCCTTTTGGGCCGCGGATATTTACGGGAGCTGGGTTTGTAAGCCCTTTGTTGTTCGTCCAGGAGATTTCACCCTCCGTGCTAACTGCTGGTGTGAATGTTGCGCCTGCACTGCCCTGAGGCCCGACACTGCCTGAATCACCCTTCAAACCCTGAGGGCCTGAAATAGTTGTGATGATTCCAGAGAGTTCGCACGTGGAAGTACCAACATTCAGAACGCGGAATATCTGGCCGCTAGAGTTCATCACGTGGTCGCCGATCTTTATAAGCGTTGCTGGCAAGACTGCTGAGGTGTTGACCGTGCCTCCTGCTGTGGCGGTCGCACAGTAGCGATATGAGAAGGCGGCCTGCTTAGCCACCTCTGCAGCCTCGGTGGCCGTGGTAGCAGCGGCCTCAGAATCAAGCTTGAATTGCGCGGCGGCGGTTGCCGAATTGCTTGCAGACTTGGCGGCGTTCTCTGCCACATCGGTAGAGGCGTCCAGATTATCCTGGGCGGCGCTGGCCACTGCGGCCGCGGCCTTAGCTGTTTCGGCGGCTTCTTGAGCTTGGGCGGCGTATTCGCCTGATTTCGTTGAGTTCTCTAAGAGGATTTCACCGTATTCGTCACCCTCCATGCTAGAAGATGCGGGAGCAACTGCGGCGCGGGAGAGTTTCTCTTTTAACTGCTGGATCTGCGCTTCGGTGCGGTCAAAGTTGACATTGATGTCATTCGGGTTGAAATCGCCTTCAGCGTGTAAATCAAGCTCCTGGGTGTATGCGACATTAGAGAGAATCGTGACCGATTCCCCGTCCGTTAAAAACTCGTCAAGCGTTATGTACCCGCCGATATTGGCGGTTTGGTCTTCGTCCCAGGTTACAGTGTAGTCCTCACCTTCCTTGAGCGTTTTGTCCACGTCCGCCTTACTCGTGCGGATTACGAGTACATTGGAGGACGCAAAAATCTTGAAGTCAAAATCAACTCGGGAGATACCCAAGCCTGTTACAGGGCCCACCCTTCTAGGAACATCTGGCAGCATGAAAACACCTCATTGTTTAGAAGTATTCTCATGTCAGCCAGATTGTTGATGCGCACACCAAAAAGTTACTTGAACAAACCGAAAGGATGCGGCCAGGGATCAGGATGTTTGGCCACACGAGGAGCGCGGCGGATTCCTCTTTCGTTTCTCCAGAATCCTTGACCCGTTCTCTTGCGCGTGTTCTTCTCCATACGTTTTCTGTAGCCAGGGCTTAAAAACTCGCTCAGTTGATTAAGCACCGTATGATCCAGAACGGCCTTAACGTACCAAATATTAATGAAGGGCAAATTGCTCTTTGCTAATCGCCAGGCTTTTGCTCCCCCATCTCCACCGATTTTGGTTGCATCCCAAGCCTCACTGGCAGAAAGAATTGTCCCAATTACAGGCCCCATGAAGTTGATGTAAGCAGAATGGCCATACTTTGAATCATCCGTGGCATTAACCAACAAGTCACCGATAATGCCTGCACCGCCGCCTACCGTAAATGCAGAAATCCAGGTATCAATGGCCGCGGGATCTTCTAAGTCCTTACCAGCAATAAGGGTCTTAATCTGATTCACGCAGTAACCCATGAGGGTAGTACCAATTATCAGCGCTGCTAAGTATTCGGTTTGAGCCGTCATAACCTGGCGCTTCGTTCCTCCCTGCTCTCGGATAAAGCGTCCTTTGTCCCTAAGTCTGTCAATATGTGCGCTGACCATTCCCAGAGGAAAAGACTTAAACATCATGAAGGATTTGATAATTTCACCTGTAGGGGATCCTCTCTGATGGCCTCGATTCGTTGCAGTTCTTGTCGCTAAGTCCGGTTGTAATGAGGCAATTTGAGCTTCATTGGTGAGCACTGACATGAGTTTACCTGCCGCGATTTCAGCATCATTCCTCGTGGCTCCGGTTTTTGCCAGATCTGCATCAGAGATTTCTTCAATGGCCCCACGTGTGAGCATTTCACAACCGCGGTATTGGTCGGTTTTAGCCAGTTGAAAAAGTTTGTAGTCCTTTTCAGTCACTCCATACTTTTCAAGAATAAATCTGTCCCATGCGTCCAATTTTCCCCAGTCGCTATTGCGCGTCATCTTCCCGATAGCGCCCATCATATTCATCGCATAAGCTCGTCTAATTCCGTCTGTCCACTGTGTAAGCAGTGACATGTACATGGTGGCATTGGCAAGTTTTCCTGACCAGCGATAACCGAGGCTTTCGGATGTCCAACGGCACAAATTGTTTGCCAAGGTGTCACCGATAATGCCCGCTCTGGTTGCAAACTCTCTATCCGATTTTCCCCATGTCGTGAGAATATTTCTAAAGGCCGTCCCCCACGGTAATTTGGTGTAGCCCGTCGCATGAAAATAAGTTGGAATGTCGGTTAATGATGAGATAAATGCCTGGCCAAGTTTTCCCCACACCTGCATAATTCTCAAAGTTTGCGATACCTCTGCAATATTCTTGTGGGTTGGCATGACGGTAGAAGTCTCTCCGTTCAAATTGGCCCACATGTCTTTGACAGAGACAAAACCAGGACCGTATACATCTTTGTATCCCCACGTGCTCTTTGTTTGTGCCAGGTGCTCTGATGCTTCCGCTTTTGCCTCGTTGTATAAGGTATAAAAAGCGGAGTTAGGAGAGGGTCCCATTTGTTCAAGAAGGGCTGTGTCGCTCGCCATTGATCTGACATGATCCATCATCGTTCCCACAATGGATGGGTTTCTCGCAAACATTTCGTGGTATTGGAAGAATGATTCAGCGTCTTTAAAAAAGATTGCACGGTGCTGGGAGTTTCTATCCGCAAAGCATCCGCTCTTGCTACCGGCCACACGTGATCCGCCTGTAGAGGTCTTTCCTTTTGTTATGTTGTCAAACATGGAGCCAAGCACATCTTTTATCTCCGCATCATTTAATTGGATTCCCTCTTCGTCAACGTATCTTGATTTGTCTATCCGATCAAATAAAAAATCCACCCATGCGGCTTTGCTGTCTCCCTTGTATTTCCCATCGTATTTTCCTTTCAGGAGGTCATCGGCATTTATTAGTTTGTACATGTCATGGGATTGGGGAAGGTGCCATTCATCTCCGAGGTCACCAGTATCACCTCCAGCGTTGTTAAAGCGTTCTCTGAAACCGTTTGTTTTTTCTCTCCACACTTTGACAGCCGCCTTCGCCGCCTCGCTCCCAGAATCTTCTCCAAAAAGCTCTTTAACAAAATCAAGCGCGGTTTTTCTATCCTCCATAAGCCCCAACCATTTACTCTGTATGGAGCTGATAGCTTCAACGATTTGGCCCTGGTACTGCTCCTGGAGGCCAATCATGTACCTATTCACATCCTCCAATACTCGGCCTACAGACTTAAAGGCCTTCTCTCCATTCCTGACATACTTCTCTCTGTCATTCTCCAAAGCGGCCTGAGCAACAATTTGTTGTTGCGCTCTCATGCGTCTTTTTGCCGCCTTGTGTAAATAGTTTTGAGCAAGTCTCTCAGCAGCCTTTTGCGCTATTTGGTCACGTGTCCAGCCAGCGGCCTGAGCTTCTTTTGTTCCTGCGACATATCGAAACTCACGGCGCATATCAGCCAGCCAACGTTTGGATTCCTCCTCGCCAAACTCTCTTCCAAGGATGCGACTAATCGTTGCTCTACATTCTGGTTTCATCGGGTCCATTGTTCTTGCCATGATTAATTTATCCCCTTGTTTTTAACAACACACATCATTGCTTCGCCTTGTGCTTTACCGTCGTTTTCGATTTGTTTGGCTTCCCTGTCAGCTTCATCCAAAAGGTCAGCGGCGGACATTTCACGAGTTCCACCGTTTTCATCCTCAATCGTGATTTTCATGTCAGGATGGTCTCGAAGTGCGGTCTCATACTGAGCCTCCAAACTGAATTCACGTCCGACTTCTGGCTGAGGATTAAGCGTGGGCTCAATCCTTTCTCCAGTTAGATCGGCCACGACCCGTTTGATCGGTTCCCTTACTTCCTCTGGCAGAGCGTTCACAACTTGATTCACGACATTTTGCTGTGTCTGCACTGCATCATTTGTTCCCTGGGTTGCGTCCCTAACCTCTTGACTTTGCTCAATTCCATCTGTTAAATTGGTTTTGACACTAGTGTCAGTCTTCGGACCGTGCGTAGTGATTACTCCATCATTTGATGGACCAGACGGTCGAGAGCTAAATATTGAAAGGCGCGCATTTGTATCCGTACTTGGGCCTTCAACCTCAGGTGCGGGATTCCGAAGACGGGAGAGGGGAGCGCCTTTGGCGCGCCCCGTTTCTCTTTTAGCGGGATCCTGTACAAAAAAGGACAAAAGGGTTTTCCCCGTTGGGTCGCCTTCCATCGGTTTATCCACCAGCACCAATTCTCTTCCGTTGTGCATAACTCTCCAGGTTCTGGAGGTTTCCTTCTCATGGCTTCTCGGGATGGGCTCGTAACCTCTCACGATTCGAGGAATTTGGCGCAAGTCATCATCTGTCACTCTGAGTTCAGGTTTTTCTTCACCCTTATCATGTTTAAGCCAAACCTTCACCAATCCGAATGGCGTGCTCATTTCCGCCGCTTGAGCCTCTTTTTTATTGGTTCTTGCAAACCATCCTCTCCTAATCGTCATCCCCTGAACATCTTCGGGCTCGATCTTTGCCAGGATTTCTAAAGGATCGCCTTCCGCCTCCTTCTGGACCTTGTGCATCGCCTCAATAATTCTTGCCTTTTCTTGTTCTACTCTGGCCTGATCCACTGCGTTTTCATTTACGGATACGCGCTCACCATCATCTATCTGAGCCTGAGCACGGTATTCGTTTTCAATGGATTGGTTCATGTCGCCAGCTTTTTCGCTAACGAGCTGATCCTTGTTGATAGTGTCGGCAACTTGTTTGGTGCGGGCGGCGTCAACTACTGCTTCATTTGGAGTTGGATAGCGGTTGGCAATGCGGCCTTGTAAATCTTTAAGAGCATCCTCCCTAGTCAGTGGACCACCAAGAAGGTCAAAAGAGCCCTGATCCGCGTTTCCAGATTCCCGCAGACTATCGAGGTGTTCTCCCAACACGTCCACTACATGCCGATTTGTCCGAGAATCTTTTGCGAAAAGTTCAACGATTGCATCAGCATAGGGATCTTCATCAAACTCTTTCTGTGCGGCAATGTCCTTGAGTTTGAATCCTTTCTTGTAGCCTTCCAAAATCTTTGAAGCGGCTCGGATAATAGAAGGAGTGATATCCAGCTTATTGCCTTCCAACTGCGCCACTTTCGGCGCCAATTCCATGAGCGTCTTTAAAACTAAACGTGCCTCAGGCTTATCCACCTCGGTGACCAGGTTAATAAGCGTGTCGTTCTTATAGGCTTTGGCAAAGATAGCTGCTTCAGCTCTATCCCTAGCCGTCTTATTCGCTTTTCCTGACTTACTGTCAATGAGCTCAGCCTGCTCTTCCGCTGGGAGCATTTTGATGAAATTGACAACCGTCTGATCTGTGATGCGGCCGTCTTCATCGAACTCCAGCTTTTCAAGGTCGATTCTCTCTGCGTCGTTCTTCGCACGCTCCCTCAAGGACATTCTGGATACACCGCTTGTGTTGGTCTTATCCGCTAAGTCCTTCGTCACATCTTTAGGATCAAGAACTCGAACAAGAATAGGCTTCTCCATGCGTGCGATTTCATCGCCATAGATACCTGTTCTTCTTTGGTCTGCTGCTAGGTCAGCTTTGTATTTGTCGGCAGTCCCCTGAGCGTAAGCATCTTGCAATCCGGCAATACGGCCATTCCCTGCGATAGCTCTAGGCCCTTGAATATTAGGGTCTGTATAGGCTGGGTTCTTATGTCCTGTAATATCGTTGGAAACTAAAACAGAATCTGCCTCAACGACTGCGTAATAAACATCATAGGATTTGTCCCCTGAGGCGGCTGTGTCCGTGTGACCACGCCTAATTGCAGGAATATCTCCAGCGTATGTGATGACAGGTGCACCTTCTGCCAATAAAGGAGAAGTTCTTAGAAGTGAGTAGCGCGGGTTTGCGGATATGGCCTTCATCTGCCGTACTGAGGCATTGGTGCTTCTGTCACGGTTCTGTAAAGATTCGAGCGTTTCCGTATTCAGCTCGATAGGCCCCTTCTTTTCCTCTGCCTTTTTAGTGGGCTTAAATTTAATCGTTCTGTTTTTATTGAAAAGGATCAAGCCCATAATACCGCCGATACCCGCTGAGGCAGTCAATCCAGCGACATCAAAAGGATCGTATTCTTTGGCAATGTCCGAATAATTGGCATTCTGCAGAATGTAATTAATGATTCCTTTTTCTCCAGAATCCATTACAGCATTAGCACCTGCGCCCCATGCAGCAGATGTCAATCGGGAGGGATTGAACTTTCCAGCAGGAGCCGCGCCAGGCAGTAATAATCCTCCAGCTGTCATCACACCTGAGGTGATACCGGCCTTAGTCGCAACTTCTGGCTTTACGCCTTTATCTCTGAGATTCCCTGCTTCGTTGACACCATAATCAACACCAGTAAGGATTGCGCCGCCAATCGGGTTAAAGCCAGAAATAACTGAATATCCGAGTTGCTTCAAACCCATTACACCAAACCCGTAAAGGATTTGACCCGCCATTCCCGTTGTTTCGGGTTTGGGCGTGTAGTCCTCCCTAACCACACTTCTGCGCTCTTTTGCTTTCGTTTCAAACTTCTGCGCGGCCTGCTCTTTAAGGTCCTGTGCCTTCATGATGTCATCGCTGGTGAGCGCGTCTTCAAGAGTGAACCCGCTTTCATCTTCGTTCGGTTCACTGCGCATGAACGAGCCCAAAAGATCCAGGCCAGCAGCTAAGGTTGAGTTTCCTGCGGCTGGGAGAATGTCCAAGGCGGCCTCTCCCATACCGCTAAAAAATCCTGCTTCTTTCTTCTGCTCGGGGATCTGAGTTCCGTCCAGGCCGAGCTGGTATCGGGATGTGCCGTATCCAATATTGTTAAAACTGTAAAGGCTCGACATGATTCTCACTCGTAATCGTAATCTTGATCATTCTCTAAATTCGAGGTCTTAAGGGCCGCGTCCAGAATCACGTCAAGATCCTTGTTGGCGGCGTCAATGGCTTTGCCAAAGTCCAAAACGACAGGTGCTTGATTGGCGGAATAACGGACATAATCTGTACCGTCTCTAATGAGATACTTCCCATCGTCCACGCATTCAAGCTGGGCCTTCGGCAAGATTTCCGTGAGTTCTCCAAGAGTGGTCTTCCCGCCTCTAAACTGCACACTGGTTTTGTCGTTTGCGTTTTGTCTTGAGAAGACGGCCACAAGACTTCTCATGGACGCATTCGTATTTCGAGGCATGAAGACCCTAGCTCCGTTAAATTCCTCGTTTCTTCCGTAAACGTCCTCAACAATTTCTTCAATGGATTTCCTATCGCTGTCCATTGTTTGTCTGTTGGCGTAAATACCTCGGATCAATTCAACGGCCTGGCGGCCTGCTTCAGGCTGGCCAAACAAGCCTCTAATCTCTTTGCCAATCTCTTCATTAACTGCTGACTTGCTCGTATCTGGATCAGCCTCTTTATTGGTCAAGAAGGCGTTCCCTGCCAAGTACTCTTTCACATAGCCTTTATTGACTGCATTAGCGCTCGTGGCTAGGGCCAGGGCCGAGCTCAGTTTTGTTGGCCGTCCGTCTTTGGTGAATTGGTTAATCAGAGTTCTTGAGGCCGCTGCTCCTCCCTGTTCCTCGACAAGTCCAGAAATTGCCGAGACAATCGGAGCGGCCTGATCCGCATTCATCTTTTCCAACGTGTCATTTAATCTCGCAGCCTCCTCATTTGTGAACAACTTCATAGACTGCGGAGCAATAGCGAAACTTTGACCGATAGATTCAAACTGAGATACACGATTAGAAACCTCATTTAGCGTCTTGGCCAATGGCTGATTAAAGTCTTCTATGGTCGTCAATCCATGGGCCGGGACATGATTGATTGCAAAAGACATCGGATCACTGTCTCGCTTTTTAAGGACTGTCTGAGCCGCTTTATCCCATGTTGCCTTCTGCTCTATTCTGTTCGCGTACTCCGGATCATCCTTCTGAGGCATTAGCGACTTGCTGATGGAAGTAATCTCAGCTAGGGACATGCCAGGCATTTGATACATGTACGAATTTAGCTGAGCCTGCTTTGCAGCTTCCTGATGCATGCGTACTCCGTCATCCTGGCCATAAACACCAATGAAGTCAGAAATATCCGGAAGGGTGCTGATGTCTCCTTGGGTCAGCGCAAGAGAAAGAGCGTTGTCCACATTCTTTTTCAGCTCGATTCTCTGTTGTTTGAGGTCTTGACCCATAGCTTGTTTGGCGTGCTGCATAATCCAGATTTTTTCCGGATCGTTCAGGGCGTCAAAGACTTCAATCCCTGTTTTCACCTTCGGGTTAAAAGCAAGGTCTGCTGCCGTCAGTCTTGGCGCCTGATCTGTACCTTCGCTCAAGAGTTTGCCGTTATCATCGCGGCGCTCACCGTTCGGACCAATAAAGATGTTTTGGCCGTTCTCGACTACCCAGCGTCCGCCAATATTTCTCTTCCCGTCGGCATATTGGCTTTCCTCGGAGAATGTGTGGTGGTTCGGCTTCTTGAATGTGTCTGGGAAGTGGCCGTTCTCAGCCTGAGCTGCTCCTGCTTTCCAGGCTCCTCTAAGGTCATAGTCGTAAACATCACGCTCATGGCCGATCTTCTTAGCCCAGGCTTGATACTGAGCTTCTTCTTCGTCAGCAAGTTTCGTGTTGTAGAAGTCGGAGAAGTCGTTAATGTCCTCTTTTCCCAGAGCCCCCTGGATACCCGCGATAATCGTGCGCTCGGAGTAAGGTACATCCCCGATCTCTTGTTTCATCATCGCGGTGACGACTTTCTTTAAGACCTCGGGATCTTTCAGATTCAATCGTTCATTGGATTTATAACCCGTGGCGTGGCTTACGTTGTCAACGTATGCACCCATTGTCAAAGAATCTGCTGCGGCAAACCGAGACAAAATGCTTTCAATAGTATTGAGGCCATACTTATGGGCATAAGTCTGAATGACCTTCACGCCAGCGCGAATACCATCTTCAGGACGAGCAAAGATTGCATGACCTCTTTCATCCTGCCCAATGAGCCCCTTCCATTTGTTGCCGAATACTTTCACATTTAACGGATTACAGCCCTTGTAACCGGACGTATTGAGAACCTTGTCCGAGACTTTCGGCGGAGTTCCTATGCCCGCCTGAGCCGCTGATTGGCGCAACACGTTAGGATCCGTATTGCCGAATACCCTCGCAGTAGCTCCTGAAGTGAGGGCTACGGCGGTTGGTCCATTAAGTCTTCGCATAATCTGCACAAGCTGCAGGGCAGAACGCTGGAATAACATCTGGTAAGTTCTGCGTCCGACATCAGCAGACATCTGCTTTGATCCGTCAACTTGAAAATGCCTAAATGCGCCAAGAGGATCGGCCATAGAAGCATTGCTGTAGGCACCTGCATAAGCCAGAGACTTATAGGCGTTCTTCTGACGTTTCAGTGTTTCCTCGTCCCATCCTTCCATCCTGCCTTGGTAGTCGATCTCGTTCATCAGGCTGGCCATTGTTCTCTGACCGTCTGGAGTAAAACCGCCTAAAGCAAACTCCTCCACAAGGTTGTCTGCATGGTCTTTAGAGGTCTGAGCGCGCCACCTAATATTCTGTTCATTGCGATAGACGACTGTCTTCTGTCGGACGGAATTGAGGCGCTGTAGGGCATTCGACTTAAAGGCCTCCTTCACATCAGGATCATCAATCTGGCTTAGGTGCTTGTCGTAAATAGACTGAAGGTCGGTTTGCGCCTGATCCCAGCCTGTCACGGCGTTCTTGCCGCGCTGTGCAAAATAGCCCTTCTCAGGGTCATACAAAGTGTTCTGCACCTCTTTGTTGTAAGCGTCCAACTGTTCATCAGCCTGGGCCTTCACAACAGTGTCATGGTGATACGCCTCAATTTTGATCGTGCTGTCTGCAAGCTGGCTCCAGGGCTGGAGCGCTCGATTCATGACGTTTTCGTAATCAAAGGAGGGGCGGACGTTATCAACGGGAGCGCCGAAACCTCCGCTTTCGACTACTCCAGGCACATTATTTTCATACTTAGGGACGATAGGCATTTTTTTTATCCTCTGTAGTTCAGAGAGAAGATGTTTTTAGTTGTCGGATAAAGCTGTGTGGTTTTGACTGTCTGGCCTAGCAGCAGGTTCGGTTGTGCACCTGAAATAGCATCAATCCTCGTTACGCCTGGCTGGGCACCTGATATGGCGTCAACTTTGATTCCAGGGTCGGCCCCAGAGATTGCATCAATGTGAATCGGCTCCTCGGCCTTAGGCTTTTCGGCGGATTCTGAGGCTTTGGCCATATCCATCAATTTTCCATAGGCAAAAGCCATGCCCATGTTCCCAGCACCGATTAAAAGAGAATCCGTGAATGCTCGGCTTGCGCTCTGTTTCTTAGCCAGGCTCATGAGCGCCTGATTCCTGTAGTCCGTTTCTTTAGCACGGTATCCCCACGCCTCGGATTTGGCGTTAGATTCAAGCCTGTCGAGATTGACCTTCTTCACAATGTCCGTGCTGGTCAATTGTTCCGCAGCTGATCCGACCCCGATTGCCAAGCCATTTGCGGCTAATGAGACTTTCTGCCGCGCCTTCATTTGAGCGGCTTGCATTGTCTCTCGCTGATACTCACCCTCAGCCGCGAAAAGTCTCTGCTGATAGTGCAAGTTCATTGTGTCCGCGTTGATCTTCGCTATGTCTGCCTGAGCTTGCGCAATAGCGTTGTTGTACTTCGTGACACTCTTAGCACCGAAGGCGTTAAAGAGTGTGGAAACACCTGTAGAAATAAGGCCTAGTGTGCCAAAAGAGAAACTAGATCCGGCCATAAAAAATCCTCCAACTCAGCATAGATATTGGAGGATTCCAAGAGCGTGATGCGCACTACACCACGTCGCAGGTCACGGTAATACTGGAGATTTTCAGCGGGAGCGGGGCGCTCTGGCGAATACACACTTGACCGTCATCGGTCCATGAAGCGGCGATATCTACTTCAAACTCTCCGTTCCTCTTCTTCGGCGGGGTACCAGGTGTTTCCCGTCCTCGTGTCGGCTGCTGATAGAGGTCGTCGAAACTCGAGCCAGCCAGGATTGAGGCTGAATCAATCATTCTGACCGCCACCCCGCTAATGTTTTTGCGGTGATTGCTACCAAAAGAAAGATCCTGAAGCTGTAAGGCAAGAGGTAAGGTCTGAATGTCAGAGTTGTACGGCAAACCAACATGCACCTTAGAGGCCGCTCTTCTTAGCGTGATCTTGCCGTTCTGCACTACTTGATCCGGCACACAATAGCCGTCGGCTAGGATGGAAACCTTCATCCCATTCAGCCAGCTAATTCCCGTGATGTCCGTCTTGGCTGGGCCTGAATACGTGCCCGCGCAGTCCATGAATAAGTAGTCTTCATCTTTCTCAATGATGTACTCATTCATGCGCTCTACAAACCTCACGGTGTTGTCTCCAATTTTCCGCTTGGTCACGACATAAAGAATGTCCTCATTGCTCTCTGGAACTACTGCGCAGGATTCAAAGTCTCCCTGGGTTTCGTGCTGTGCAAAAGCTCCGACTTGTTGCTCTGGCACGTATGTGAAGGAGATTAGTTTGCCTTTGTCATTAACGCACCAGAAGATCGAATAGGGAGCCTTGGCGTATGCAATATCGACAACTTCGTGATGATCGAAGAGGTGAGCAGCTCTAAGGCACACATCGGACGTAATGTAGCCGCCCGCCTGGTAGCTGTATCCGAGTTCTCTCAGGTGGCCGCCTCGGGCTGAGGCAAAGATCATCGTGTTGTTGATAAGGACCGGTTTTGTCTGGCTTGATCCGACATAAGACTGCGGTCTTACGCTCATAGATTCAGGCGTGATCGCGTCAGAGTTTACAGGGCTCACTCGCCATTCCCCGCTAGCCGTGAGCATGAGGAGCTGAGACAATGGGACGATATGGCGGATTCTGTTGCTGTCCTGGCTCGCAACTCTCACCTTGATGCGATCGGTTGACTGAGACGGGAGCGAATAGCCCATGTCTGTTTCGGTACCTGTTTTTGTAGCCCAAATATATTGCGGTCTCATGCGGCTACCTGCGAACCACCTTCTCTGCTCGAAGTAGCTCACACATCCTGGGTAGTCGCCAGCATTCGCAACAGTCAGAGAGATTTGAGCGCCTGAGCCATAGTTTGAAATAAGTGTCGCGGTCGGGTTGGTGTAGCCCGCTCCTGGATTCTTGACTATGACATTTGTCAGTTTTCCTCCAGAGATTACAGGCTCAAGAACGGCTCCGCTTCCAGTTGTATCGCTCACTCGGATTGAAGTCTCTAAGAACCCTGCGCGCTTTACTGAAGTTGCGAAGTCACCTGTATAACGCTTGAATTCAAACTTGTAGTTCAGCGCTTTTCGGCTCCAGGTCCATGTCGGCCAGGTCGTGATAGTCACTCTGCAAAGCGGCCGCTTATAACCGGACCCTGCGCTCGTGACCTGGATCCCTTTAATTGGGCGGAAACCATATAAACAGAAATTGAGATTCCCTGTCGGCTTGGTGAGCTTGATCCATTCTGAGGCAGAAGAGAATATGGCCTTGGCAGTCGCTCCGACACCTGATCCTTCTGCGTCATAAATCTCCACGCTGGCCGAGAACAGAGAAATCATCTCGTCATTAGGGACAAGGCCTACACCATCGCCATAGAAGTTCAATGCCCAGCCGTCATCACTTTGCCACGCAGAACAGTTTCCAGGTGCTACAGGTCCATAGAAGTTTCTGCCCGATCCCTCGACTACCCATGTCTGTGTCTCTAGCAGGTCGATCCCCGTAATTTCTCCGTTCGGACCGACATATCCAGAACCTTGAGCGGTTACGGTTGCCCCCGTAATGCCGCCGCTTGTGAGGAATACATCATCATAGATTGGCGGCGTAATTGAGCTGTCAGGCGCGATATTGTCGTCATCAATCGAGTTGGAACGGGTCTCACCTATGTAGCCATATATGCCTCCCTTATCACGGTACACGCGGTAATGATCGGCACCTGCAACAGTGTTCCATGTAATGGTGTTGTACGCACCATCCCCGTAAGGGTTGCACACAACTGAGGCGGCCTGGCTCGCTTTCGATTCCTCGGAGTTGTCCAGGTTGCACGAGGTCACCACGTACTTCCGGACATATCCGTCTTTATAGGTAGCAGACTGCAAGATGTGCTGCGTGGCCGTCACTCCTGTGGGCGGCGTGAGAGAAGTGTTGAAAGTGATGTCCACCAGTCGCCAGTCCAGCGCTCCGTAACGTCTCAACTCTCTCGGAGGATGGGAGCAGTGCACCAGCGTGATGATGTCCACGCTCTGGGCGTAATCAATATCAAAGAGTTCGGATTCGTCATAATCCGTGGCAACTTCATACGGGACATTGCCGTTCATCAGTGTGGAGCCGTTCGTGTGAAATCGGACGTAATGATGCCCAAACTCCAAGATCATCGTCTGAGTTGCTGAGAATGTGAACGGGATCAGGCGGCATTTTCTGTCCGGATATTTGGTCTCACGCACCATTGAGAATCCGGGTCTCCTCACTACAGGGCCTTGAGGTTCAACAATCATATTGCGGCACTTGGCTAGCCCTGCAGAATATGAAGGATCCGTGATCCTGGAGTACATCGAAGGAGAAATCTCACCTCCTCCGATACTCTGTTTATAGATTTTCAGTGACATTTAAATACTCCGTGCCGCCAGGTGTGGTGCTAAATATTCGTGCTTGACCCTGATAGAGTTTCGAGAATCCTGATACTTCGCAGTCTCCAGTGCTTGAGCGGCCATTTGGATCATCTGCTGCGCCATAGAAGTTTTCATCAGTGGGCCTGCCAGATAACTAGCAAGCTGGAGAACAAGGGCCTGAATGAAATACTGCGGCATGATTGACACGTTCTGGACGCTGGCCACGTATCGAAGCATGGGAGCGGGAGAATCGGTTAGGAGAATGTATGAGCCTGTTTCCGAGAGCGTTTCGATTTCAAAATCAATTCCTGCCTCGTCCACCTGTGAGCTTTTCTCATAGACCTTAACGGTGCGCAAATAATCTGAGGGAACTTGGTAGCCGTGTGCCCACTGATAGAGGTCGGCGTCATATTTCTTGTATTCGGGCAGTCTCACGCGCCTGATAGCAAAAGCCCAGTTATGTGCTTCCAGCAGATAACGGAGCGCCTGAGGATAGTATTCAGCACAAGCCTCGGCGTTCGGATTTCCTTCAGGTGGTTTGATTCGTGTGATCGTACCCTTTTGCCCTAAGTAGCTCAGAGCGGCATTGCAAATTGACACTTCATTCATATTAAAAAAGGGAGGTTTTTAAGCCTCCCTCCTCCTCTGCAACAAGAGAATTAACTAACTAGAACTTGCCGCTGTTTCGGCGGGGAATTCAACTCCCTGCGTGCGGAGCGGGGAACCCAGCTGAACGTCATTGCCAATAAAGGCGGTGATAGTTCCGGCGGTAACTGAAGTCGGCGTGGAAACCAACTTCAGGTAACGCTTATGAATCGGCGGCAGAGCAATAAGCAAGGGCTGTTTCAGGTCTGTAGCCGTGAGGGCCTTTGTGGTCATGACATCCGTGTACGTGGATTTGTCTGCGGATTCCTGAAGCTTGAATGTGATGGACGTGCCGGCAATCGCTGTCGGTGTCAAAATGCAGAGTACCATTCCATGAGCATTCAAGTAAGGAGAGGTCTGATCCGAAACAAAATCGAGCACATTAGACGTGATCGCGGTTTTGGCCTCTGCCTTTTCACAAAACATCATCTTTTGATCAATGATCATTTTCTTCTCCTTAAGAAATCGTGATCTTGGATTCAGTAGACGGCAAAACGTCGGTGCCGTACTGATAGATCGGAATACCGCCAAAGGAGAGCATTGATTCACGCTGACCAAAAGTCTTGTACTCAAGTGTGTACTTAGTCTTTTCAAGCAACTGGAGGTCATAGATCAAGCCCACCTGATCAGTACAGTAAATACCGACATTGGAGAAGTCGGAGGTCTTCAAGCGGTGACGTGCCTCAATAAACTTCTTGAGCAGGTCTGTTGCGCCCTTGTCAGTCGTGAATTTGGTCGGATCAACGTTAGCAATACGCACAATCTTTTCAGGATTGCCAGCGAAAACGCCCAGGTCATATCCGAATTCAGTGACATATGCGGGATACATTTTGCCTTTCGCGTCAGGAACATAGACGGGCTCTTTGATCGCTTCCATGGATACGCCAGCGGCTCCGCCATACTGCGGGAAGAAACACGTCATCTCCTCCGGATCCCAATTGACGAAATAAATGGATGTCAGATTTGTACCAGTGCCGCCACCGTCAATGATGGAATCCTTCCAAACGCCATTGTCACGATCAGGAAGAACGATATTTGCCAAACCCATGCAATCACGCGGGTCTGTTGCAGGGTTGCCCTGGAATACTCGTTTAACCATGCCACGGGTTAAGCCGCGGATGAACATCTGATCGGTTCGCATGCGGTATGCGTTGCGTTCTTTATCCGGCATTTTTTCAAGCATGAGCTTGGCGATAACCGAGCGGTCACGAGCCACACAGGACGGATAACGAACTGCACGGCCGGCCGCGTTGGAGGCGCTCCAGCCTTCGTTGATTCCGACAAGCTGACCTTCAGGATACTTTTCTCCGATAAGGCCCTTCTTGCCCTGGCCATCATTACCACGCACCATAGTGGCACGATCGAAGAACGGCTGATAATCCCGAATGGTCTGAATCATCATGTTGATCTGAGTGTTGCCTTCGGGTACGAGAGCCTGCCATTCAGCAAGCGTAACAGGGGTCATTCCAGTGAATGCGTCTGCCATTTTCAACTCCTTTATTTACCGTAAATATCATCTGGAGTGAGAGTTCTGTTAGAGGTGCCTCTAACTGTCTTGTCCTCTCGCATGCTGTCGCCAAAATGTTTGAGGATTTTGATCAGGCCCGGATGATTACCGGCAAAGGTCGCCAGTTCGTAAACATCCGGATCAGTAAACTCTCCTTCGGGTGTCTGAAACTCTCTCAGGGCTCGCTGAGCTGAAAAAATCGTGTTCTTCCAGTTGTCGCCGCCGATCACTGCGTCATGGAGCGATTTATCTTTCCATGTCGCATTGGTCTGTTTCAGCACTTCAATCTGTCGCTCAGCCAACTTCGGCGCCAGCTTGTCAATGACTTCCTGTGCCTTGGCTTGAGGCAGATTCAAAGACTTAGCGACTTCTGAAAAAGTCTTGATTACTTCTGCGTCTAAGGCCGTGCCTTCTGGCGCCTTGAAGTCCTCATACTTCTCAGGAGCTCCGCTGGTCTCTTGCGCCTTGTCTTCCTTTTTCTCTTCTTTGCTCTCTTCGGTATTTTCCTCAGACTGAGACTTCTGCCCCTCCTGGGGAGGAGTTGCCTTGGAGATTTCATCAATCAGCGTGGATTCTCCCTGCTGACCCTGAGAATCAGGATTAGGCGTGCCGTTGGTTGTAGCCTCGCTTGTCTGATTTTCGGCTGCTGTACCTTCGCTCATTTCGTTTCCTTAGGTCTCAATTCGCCGATCTTTTCAGGGGCGTACTTGAGAACGTTGTTAAAAACCTGTTGTGCAAATTCCCGTTTCCCTTCCTTGCGAGCCATGTTGAGAGCGTTCGTATCGAATGCCGAGGAGAAGAAACTGCTTTCATCAAAAATTCGTTTCAGCACTGTCATTCCGTCTCTTGTGTTCAGGACATTGATCAGAGCCTCTTGGAAGTCAGCCTCCTTTCGGAATGCCTCAAGATTCTTTTCTTCGTCCTTTTCTCGCTGGGAGTTATCAAACGGGTCTCTTGTAACTTTGCTCATTGTCAATCCTCGTGATTTTTTGATGCGCACACCCTATTGCATTCCCTCGGCTGCCATGTCTTGCATACCCTGGACAGCTTGGCCAGCCAGTGTTCCCGGG